GATGGTTGTATCGAGATTTCTTTCGATAACATCAATCTCTTCAATTCCAGTATTGAGATCTTCGCCACTGTATTCATACAGTTCGCACTTCAGACCCCAAACGTGAATCTTATTTAATTGATAGAAAGGTTGTTCGTGCTCAACATATTGAATCTGAAACAACTTTCCTGCCAAGGGGAAATATACAAGATCACCTTCATTCGGTCTACCTTCCACAACCAAAGTGGCATTATCATCCACTAGATCTTGGAATCTTTTCCTTGCAATAATAAAATTAACCTGGTCGGCAATACGTACACCAAACTTTGAAAAGAGATCACCATCTCCACCAAATCCTTGCACGTTTTCTAGGTATGCTTCAATTTGATACGCCGAATCAAATGAAGACAAAGAATCCTCACCAAAGGCAGGATCTTCATCAACTAAAGTTCTGGGGATGTAATAGATCTCTGTGCCAAACATTTTAATTTGTTCGACAACTAGATTTTCAACCAACTGCTGCTCGTTGGTTGTGCCGTTAGTGAAGTAAGGATTTACTGGCATTTTACCCGATCATATCTAGAGGTGGCATTTCGTAAGTGGAACGAAGTTTATCTTCCAGTGCACTAATCTCTTCCATTGCATCACTATAAATCTTTTCTCCATTCAGAGTGACACCACCAGGAAGTTGCACATTTTGGAACTTCGTAAGATTGGTTCCCCAATATTTTTTAATCATTGCTGTGGAATAGTCTTTTACCCACATCACATTGTAAATCTTTGCCCAATTAGCAGGATCTAATGCACGAACACAGTCAATGACAATAAACTCATCTTCCCTAATATCTGTGAGGGTATCGAAATCAATGTACAAACGTCCTTGAGTGGAAACAAAACGAGTTGGTTTCATACCCTCAAGAAGGTGGTTAATTGTTTCCAAGTGGGTCTGAATCATATAGTAGTGATAGAACTGTGTCGATGTAAAATCGAACAGGTCGTTCAATCTCAATTGATAACGAATATCAAACATATTCGCAGTACCTTTATCTTGGAAAGTGAAGATACCATTAACCGAGGTAATATGCTCTGGTAGTGTTAGGTAATTATTTTGAGTCTGAAAATCTGTACTACCTACAGTTTCTGTGGTGTTAGATTGAAATTGTGCAATTTCAGCAGCGGTAAATTGGTGCTTCAAATAAACACGCTCACTTCCACCGTAGTGAAACTCCTGAAACATTTCAATAGCATAATCAAGAGCATCATCAATTTGAGTATCATCTACGTTGATTTCTAGGACTGGTTTTCCCAGTCTACGTAGACAATACTCTTTGAGTTCGTTTTTACTAGTTACGGATGCCATTGGTTATCAGGGGCGAGTGAGAGCAACGAGAGCAGCCTTGAGCTGTGCGACAGTGGTGATACTAGCGTTGGTACCAATTGCATTCAGAGCATTATACAGAGCAGACAGATCGCTATTAGTATCGTCTGCTGTTGCACCCTGAGCAGCAGTTGCATATGCAGTGCTGTTAGTGGCAGCAGCAGTACCCAATGTGGGCAGATTAGTCAGGTCATTGTAAGAACCACTGGTAGCAACAGTTGCCAGGTTGGGTTTACCGCTCAAGTCAGCATATGCACCAGTAGATGCAACTGTTGCATAAGTGGGTTGCGTATAGGAAATAACACCAGTGCTGGAGTTGTAAGAGATGTCACCAGTTGCACTGATTGCACCGCGAGCACGAGCATCGGTGAAGAACAGTTTGGTGCCTTCAACAATGCTGCTGGTATCAAACTCACCAAAGTCTGCAGACAAGGTGAGAAGGTTGCCATTGTCATCATAGGAAGCACTAATACCAGTACCACCAGAGATCAGATTAGCAACACGATCGTCAACACGCTCATTAGTGAAGTACAGGTTTGTTGTACCTTCTGCAAGAGCATCGGTATTGTGGTTGGCAATACTACCAACCTGCGACTGGAAGAATGTAATTGTACCTGTAACGTTCAAGTTACCTTGAACTTCAAAGTTTGTTGTAGAAACGAAATTGGTAACACTCAGCGTGTTGGAGAACGGGTTGTAAGTGAGGTTCTGAGAATCCACGAACATACCCGTGTGCCCAGTATTTGCAGAAGCAAATGTTGGGTAGAAGGTTGTGTTGTTATTTGTGTTTGTAATATCAATGTTGTCTGCATTGGTTGCAGTACCAGTCACATCACCAATGACACCACCAGATGCGGTCAGGACACCGCCAACATTCAAGGTAGTACCGAAAGAACCGCTGCCTTGTGCACTAAAATTGCCATCTGTTGCGATGGTACCAGTAGTTGCAGAAATGGTTGTCTTAACACCAGCACTACCGCCAATGTTCACGTTACCACCAACGTTCAATCTCTTGGCAAGAGACAATCCACCATAAATGGCAACGGAAGCGGATGTGTTGTTATACCCAGTGGAATCATTGGTATTCACAAAACGAGACAGACCACTATTCTGGAAGTATGCACCAGAGTTGGTAATCTTGATGTAGTTGGCACCATTGAAGTCAACAGCACCAGAAGTATCAAGAGATGTCAGATTGGTAGCACCAGTAACACCCAAGGTACCTGCAATATCGGTATTACCAGTTGCAGAGTTAACAACAAACTTGTTTGTATTAACTGTCAGGTTACCACCAAGGGTAAGAGTTGATTGAAGATCAGCAACCCCAGATGCGGTAATGGTTGAGAAAGTAGATCCGCCAGTTACGCCAAGTGTTCCAGCAATTGTGGTGTTACCTGTAGGACCATCAACGGTGAATCTGCCAGAACCAACGTTCAGGTCATCACCGATGTATGTCTTCTTAGAAACTGCAAGACCACCAGCAGTGAACAGTGAAACATTGTTGCTAGTTGCACTGGTTGCATCGGTAGTATTGTTAAAACGTGCCTTACCTGTGTAGGTCTGAGTACCTGCATAGTCGATGTCACCATCATAGGTGGCATCACCATAGACCTTGAGGTCACCACCAACAACCCAATTACCAAACACAGAACCGCCACCAGCGGTAACTCTCAGAGCACCATCACCAGAGAATTGACCACCAGTGGTTGCAGTAGCAGCACTAGTAATTGTGGTTACGCCTGTGACACCCAGAGTGTTATTAACATTGGATGCACCAGCAACGGTGAGGGTGCTGTTGAGCGTTGTACCAGAGGTCACTGCAAGCGTGCTGGACAGGGTTGTAGCGCCAGTTACGCCTAAAGTACCACCAATGGTTGTATTGCTGCTCACACCCAGTCCAGACTGCAGTGTGGTTTGACCAGCAACAGTCAGAGTACCAGCAGCAACAGTGTTACCAGTTGCAGCAGCAACAGTAAACTTGTTGGTTGCAATTCTGAAATCATCACCCAGGTCGAAGTCACCGACAACATCCAGATCGCCAGAAGTGAAGATTGTGTTGCCAACATTCAGGTATCTACCAACGTTCAGGTCAATACCGATACCAGCACCACCACCAACAATCAGTGCTCCAGTAGAAGATGAAACGGAATTCGTTGCATCAAAGATCTTGACGGAACCAACATCAAGACCAGATCTTGTACCAGAGAATGCTTCGCTAGAATTGACTGCATTGTGGTACAGAGCATAACGAGATGCGGAATTGTCCCAACCAAAGAAACCAAGACGTGCCGTCCCGCTGAAATAGCGGAACTCAATACCACGGTCCTTAGCGTCTGCCTGAGTAGGAGCAGTGTCACCACCCAGAGTCAGGACAGGATCGTCCAACTGCATTGTCGTGGAGTTCACTGTCGTGGTTACACCATTAACAGTCAGGTTACCTTCGATCAGTGCGTTGGTATTGACGGTCAGATTACCATCAACAGTCACGTTATCAGTGAACTGGGAGACAGAATTGACAGTCAGAACATCGGTATTAGCGTTACCAACGGTGACCAGAGAACCAGTGAAGTCAACTTCACGGTTGAATGTTGCATCACCGTGGACAGTCAATGTACCAGCAGATGCTGTACCCTGACCAACACGACCGATTACTGTGTTACCAGTAGAACCTTCAACTTGGAAGTCGATGGTATCACCAGAGTTCAACTTACCGATAAACAGGTCACGACCGATGTGAAGGTCGGTAGCAATACCGCCACCACCATAAACTCTCAGGTTAGAGTTGCCATCGGTCGCATAGTTGGGGGTATATGCAACAGTTGTACCAGTACGGAACTTATATCGTACTCTCAGGTAGTTCTGTGTGCTGAATGTTTCTGTGCCAGAACCTTGGTCTCGCTGGTTGATAGAACCGTTAATATAAATGTCATTATTAAAGAGAGTGTCACCCTCAATGTAACCACCACCATCGTGGCGGAAAGAACCATAATCGCCACCAGAGATGATAAAGTAATCGTTAACATCGGTGGAAATTGTGGGTGTGTCGGTATCTTCGTGATGGAAGTAGTTGCCAAGATTCAGAGTACCTTCGATGTCGGTATTACCAGTATCGGAAGCAACTGCAAACTTTTGAACTGCAGAAACATTATTGATTCGGAATGTCTTAGCAGAACCTTGAATTAGGGTGCTGTTGTAAATGGTAGTAGCACCGTCAACAGTCAAAGTGCTGTTTAGATCTGTAGCACCATCAACGTTAAGTGTGCTATCGAGATCAACACCATTATTAACATTCAGAGTGCCAGCAATAACACTGTTACCTGTTGTGTAATCAACAGTAAACTTATCTACAGTGTCATTCTTAATGGCAAATGTCTTACCAGATTCGGATGATGTCTGTCTGAAAATGACATTATCATCGACTTGAGTCTGACCCCAAGCAGTCAGCGTACCGTAAGTAGTGGTATTACCAGTGTCGGAATCAACACTGAACTTAACAAGACTGCCAGCAGTGGTGACAAGGAACTGTTTACCATCAGCACGGAGAGACAGGTTGTCATAAACGTGTGTCTCAGAACTGATGAATGTGCGACCACCAACATACAGTCTCTCGGAAATACCAGCACCACCAGTGACCACAAGGGTACCACTTGTAGTTGAGGTAGAACCAGTGTTAGTTGTCAGTCGGAGGTTACCAGCAATGAGAGGAGCGTCAGTGCCAGCAAAAACTTCATTCGTGTTGGTGGCATTGTAGAGGAAGCGATAACCGCCAGTGCCATTCCATATGTTAGCGTTTGTGTAATCTTCATCCCAACCAAAGAAACCAAATCTCTCTTGGGTATCATAGTATCTAAACTCAATACCACGATCCTTATTGTCATCAGATGTAAGAGTATCCTCACCACCAAGAGTAATGATGGGATCTTGGACAGTCATAACAACCGAATTCACGGTGGTGGTTGTACCGTCAACTTGGAGGTCACCACGAACACGGACA